ATGTTTGGAACCAGTGGTAACTCTGGTTATAGAATATATGCATCTGGTAGCATTTATGCGAGCGGCAACGTGTTCGCGGCTTCTGACCGTAGAATCAAGAAAAATATTGTAACAATTGATAACGCATTAAATAAAGTGCTGAGATTGAGAGGTGTTTATTACGAAAAGATTAAGGATATCGATGCAGAGAATCCTCAACTTCGTGTAAATCCTAGACAATTAGGAATGATTGCGCAAGAAGTCGATGAAGTTGTACCAGAACTAGTAACATATGACAGTACAACTGACGAGTTTGGTCTGAATTATGCACCAACTGTGGGTCTACTAGTTGAAGCAATTAAAGAACAAAACGCAACGATTGTAAAACAACAATCAGAAATTGACCAATTAAAAGAATTAGTGGAGAAATTACTAAATGGCGCTACAAAAAACAATTGAAGTAATGGGTATTAGATACACGGCCGAAACCAAACGAGATCTAGGGCATCCTATGGACGAGCCACATGCGTTATGGGTCGATACTATGATGATCATTGACGACCCTGAAGATCCAAATAATCCACATTTTCCTGTAAAAAATACCAACATGTATAGATTATACCAAGACTCTGATATAAGCGGAGAACCACAAATAGTACAGGATATTTGGAATGTGGTTTTTGTAAAAAACGCTATGACTTCAGATGTAAGCATTCCTAAAATAGGACCAGATGCTACTTTTTATAATAGACCAGTAACAACATCTACAAATACTGTAACCAACGTCACCCCCGGCGCATAAATAACAATCTAAGCTAAATTTTAGGAGAAAATTATGGCAAATTTAACAACATCATCGGCTATTGTCACATATACTGATGGTTCAACATCAACTTTATCATTTTCGTGGACTGTTGATAGTGTAAAAGTAAAAAACGAAGGTACTTTTACTAACGCAATTATTCAAACTTATTGGTCTGTGTCTGGCACAGATGGACATAATAACACAGGAACATTTAAAGGAGCAACTCCTTTTACTACAAAAGGAATGACAACTCCGTTTGTACAGTTTTCAGATCTACAAGAATTAGACGTGTTAGGTTGGATCCAGGCACAGGTAGTTGGTCAATACGCAGATCACGTATATGAAAAAATTGTTGATCAGTTAGATGCTAAAGTTATTGTAGTTTCTGAACCAAATCTACCATGGGCACCACCTTCTACTAGCACATTTGTTTCACCTCCAATAGACGGCGGAGTTGGGCCACAATAATAGATCACAAAGGTTAATAGAGATAAATTAGTATATTAACCTTTTACGGAGATTTAAATGACACAAAACGGACAACCACAACCAGGACCAGCAATAGATCCAGCACAAGACATTGATGTTAATCTTACTATAAAAATAAGTCAGGTTAATATGATTATTGCAGGGTTAGATGAATTACCACACAAGTTTAGTAGACCTGTTATCGATGCTATTCATCAACAAGTTATGCCACAGGTTCAAGCGGCACAACAAAACGGTGGAAATAACGGACTTACCGGTGATTTAGCCGGCAAAGCTAGAGTTGTTCAATAAAAATGCATATTGTATACGTCTGGGAATTCCTCAAATTTAATGTCTATAATTCAACAAATTCTTTAGAAAATGTTGTTTATAGCATTGAATGGTGTTTATCTGCTTCTGATGAAGCAGGACATGGAGCTCAGACATACGGTACTACATTTTTTGACACTCCAGATCCGTTAACATTTACTCCATTTGAGCAATTAACCCAGCCTCAGGTTGAAGACTGGGTTATTTCTGCGCTAGGCGATCAACTAGCAGAATATCAACAAATACTTCAAAATAATATTCAGGCTCAAATGCAGCCTGTAACATCCACTTTAACTAAACCTTGGTAATTAATAGATAATTTCTAACAATAACTCTATTTTGTTTTTGTTAGTTTTATTAGACAAGCTTCTTTTAACGCCTTGGTGCAACGGTTTAGGCCATTGATTTAAATTACACCAAGCATATCCTACATGTTCTTCATTTAATTTTGGAATAAATTCACTGTCTACAACCAAGACATAGGTATGAAAACAAAATTTTTGATCTTCGCTGGTAAACAATTCTAAAGGAATTGCTTTTTTAATCAGCGGCGTCTGTCCTACTTCTTCTTTAATTTCTCTTTCAAGAGCCTGATAGACCGTGCTATCTTCGGGTTCTTTTTTCCCGCCAACTATACCCCAAGTTCCAGCAGTTTTTCCCTGGTCTCGCAACAAGAATAAAAATCTATGGGTGTCTCTAGCAACAAATAATCCACCACTACATTCAATTTCTACATTATCATTTATCATAAAACTAATCGCCAATTACCTGCTTCATACAAACCTTCATAACTTTTACTCCAGTTTTCTCCATCCCATTTATACTGTATGCCTGTATATAAATTAGTTATATAGGTAACCGTCTCAGTTACTAGAGAATTGAAAATCACGTTCCATTTACTACCATCCCATTGAATGATATCGTTAGCATGTGCTACTAAGTACGTTCCGTTATGATTTTTCCAGGCGCTGGCCGCTGTGTAATTTGCCAATGCATAGGCCAAATCTGGATCATTGTCTGGGTTAGTATTAATATCCTCTAATATTAGGTATCTTGTATCTAATGCAGGAGTCCCTGGATCGTATGTTGTAGGATTTATAATTGCATCAACATTTCCCCTTGAATAAGAATTAGTTAGATCAGAAATAGGCGTATTATTCATTGTATCGCCATCGAAGTTAATAATCATTTCTGCTTCATCGGTGGGGTTGATGCTGATAAATCCAGCAATTTCATCACCGTCGGGTTTTCCTAATCTAATCTGACTTAACCCTGATCTAAATTGCCCCGGATAAAGGTTAGTAAGAATATCCCACACTATTCTATTTCCACCGGGTGTCGGTAATTGTACGTATTCATTACCTGATAATGTATCGGTTTGTCGAACTAGTCTTGCTGTATTGTTTAATATTAGTACGCTGTAATTTCCCGGAGTGACATATACGGTAGATGCAAGTGTTGACCATGATGTTGCATCTGCGGCAATAGCACCGGTAGTTTCATCAAAAATATTAGAAATAATTTTTGTAATGATACCTAATTTTTTAACTTTTACAGGAGTACTAATCCAGGCAGGGCATAAAAAACTAATTGATGCAATGTCAATGTCGCTTTCTGTTCCCTGAGGAACTTGTCTGCTTGACCAAGTAATGCCAGTTTGTTCTAAATAGCTGATGCTTGTCCAGTCAATATAATTATTAGTTGTTTGAATTTCCATAGCCGGATTAAACAATACTAAAATCTGTTCAAGTATCTGTAATTTTTGTTCTGTATTAGTTGTCCAAATATCTGCCGCAAACGTGATATTATATGGAGTAGGCATCATACGTTCTACAGTATAATTTGCTCCTTGCATATTAAGATATTCGTTACCGTTAGAATCATACGCACGTTCTCGAATGTTTACCGCAGAAACATTAGTAGGATCTTGAACACGATCTCTAGCATATTCAAAATTTTTAATATAGCAAGCAATGAATGGCGCACTATTGACTACATTTTCGCTATTCTTTTTCATTATTTGAGATACTTGTCTACTCATATCCCCGTAACGAACAGGGATTTGCACAAGTTTTCCTGTACCATCCTGATAGCTAAAATTACTCATTAGCCGCATAAATTGTGTTAGGTAACGTCTTAGTTGCCCATCATAAAAAAATTCCATTAGTTATCCGCCTGTGGTTTTAGTGCCTTACTTAGACTTTGACGTTCTTTGACTACTTTACCTGCAATAGTAGAAGTAGTGTTATTATTGATAAAGCCTGTTTTTTGTGTTTGACGTACAGTTTTAAGATCTTGTATTTGTGTAGGATCTTGACTGTCAAATGTAGTAGCTGTCGAACTATAGCTGTTGCTCAATGTCATACGTATGTTGTCTTCGTACTTAACCCAAGTAGAGCCATCGTATCTAAATAAACGATTTGGTAAAAAATCGGTTCTTAAATGAAATTGTCCTTGTACAGGATTTATAGGAAATTGTATACCATGTGTATATGGCGCACCGTTAGGTGGTATTCCGCTAGACGACAAATAAAATGCCGCATATAAATCTTCAGTAGGAGATTTAAGCACAACACTGGCATCTAAATATTCTGTGCTAACATCAACATCAGTCATACTTGCGTCTTCTCTATCAACTGTTCCGTCTGATTTTTGAGGAATAACAAACATCTGAGAAGTATCAAATCCACTTAACGGAGCATCTAATTCTGCCTGCGCAATCACAGCATTGTTTGTTTCGATACTTTGGTTATATGTTGATAATAAATCACGTAAGGTACTTCCATCATCTGCACCAGATGATTGATCAAATATTTGACTGTATTCTTGACTATCAACAATAGGCTGACACTTAGCACGTAATAAATGTGGATACCAAGTTTGACTATAACCTGTCGCCGCACGAGCAACATCTGTTACAACATAAAATCTTTTCAATGCTACGCTAGAATCATCTAATGCATACTCATCTTTTAAATGAGGTAATTCTAGAACATCTCCACTCATAATTTTGCGACCTAGTTTTTCTACACAATCACGAAGATGAAACGTGATCATAATATTATCGTTTTGTAAGAAAAAACCAAATTGTGTTAGATTAAAATCTATATCTTGCATGGTATATATTCCACGCATGCTATAGATATCTGGCTCGTAATTACGATCTCTATTTTCCATTAGTAATACATCTTGTATTCCTAATTCCGTAATAGGGTTTGTATTAACCGGAGTTGTAGGTGTAGCAGTTCCATTTTCTGGTGCAACAGGACCGGTGTATTTGTGTACAAAAATGTCTGTTCCACCAATCTGAAATTGCTGGCTAATGGCACGATCTATAAATTTAAAATCGTTACCTTTTTCTGGGCGATAAAGAGAAAGTCTTGGCATAGTAATGTATTTATGGCTAAATATTGGTATGAACGATACTACTAACGCCAAACAAGATATAGTTACCTACATTAAAAACATGCTAGGTGACGGCATGATCGATATTGAATTAGAGCCAGCTAACTACGACACAGCTATAGATCGTGCGCTACGACGATATCGTCAGCGCAGTTCTAATGCAGTAGAAGAAAGTTGGGGATTTTTTAATCTAGAATTGAATACCAACGAATACACTTTAGCACCAGAAGTTATGCAGGTTAGGCAGGTATTCAGACGTAGTATTGGATCACGTTCAGGTGGTGGTGACGGCGGAAGTTTATTTGAACCATTCAATTTAGCATATACAAACACCTATTTGTTAAGTTCCAGTAATATGGGCGGATTAGCAACTTATTACGCTTTTGCAAGCTATCAAAAATTAGTTGGTAAAATGTTTGGTAGTGAAATTAATTTTAGTTTTAATCCTGCTACTAAAAAATTAACCATTATGCAACGCCCGCAGAGCCAAGAAATTCTGTTGCTATGGATGTATAATCACAAACCAGATTGGGTCTTATACGAAGATCCTTACGCAAGCATGTGGATTAGAGATCACGCATTAGGTAGTTGTAAAATCATGGTTGGCGAAGCCCGTGAAAAATTTCAAACTATTGCAAGTCCGCAAGGCGGTACAAGCCTAAATGGTACTGCGCTCAAAGCCGAAGGTCAAAAAATGTTAGATGACCTAGAACTTGAATTAATTAATAATAAAGATAACCAACAACCGTTGACTTTTGTGATTGGATAATGTATAGTATGGTATCGACTAGGAGAGATACTATGATTATTGGAATTTGCGGATTTATTGGGTCTGGTAAAGATACTATTGCCGATTACTTAACTAATTTCCATGGATTCCGCCGAGAAAGTTTTGCAAATAGTCTAAAAGATGCAGTCAGTATGGTGTTTGGTTGGGATCGCACTATGCTAGAAGGACGCACAAAACAAGCACGTGAATGGCGTGAGCAAGTAGACCCATGGTGGGCCAATAGACTTAACATGCCTAATTTAACACCACGTTGGGTATTACAATATTGGGGTACTGAAGTCTGCCGTAAAGCATTTCATGACGATATTTGGATTGCTTCATTAGAAAATAAACTACGCAACAGCACCGATGATATTGTAATTTCAGATTGCCGTTTTCCAAATGAGATTAAATCAATCAAGGATGCAGGTGGAATTGTTATCCGTGTTAGGCGAGGTGAAGAGCCTGCCTGGTATAAAGATGCCGCAGATATGAATGCAGGTGATCATTCTATGAATTATGCGATGGCAAAAGATCGTATACGTAAGTTAGGTATTCATGCTAGTGAAACAGCATGGGTCGGTACCGAGTTTGATCATATCTTAGAAAATAACTCAAGTCTAGATGATTTGTATGCTCAGGTTAAAACATTGATTAAAAATCCGGAGTTAGATCCCCCTGACGCCAGCGACCTCCCTCTTTATGTAGGACTCGAGCGCAGTTAGCACATATTGTTTTAAGATTTGTAATGTGATTATTGTTTAAATTTCCATCAACGTAAAACACATTAAAAATTTCTGTGTGCTTGGATTTAAATCCGCACTTGTCACACATGTCTTTCTTTTTATAGCCTGCTAGTTTCCATAGTGGGCGACTTTCTTCTAGCCCCCTAGCACAATGATCGCACAAAGACCTATAATAGGTCTTTCCTTCTTTGTGATAGTTAATAGCAACCGGACGTTCTTTACATTTTTTACAAGTCTTCCTCATATCTGCCCTTTTTGGTTCCCTTTTTGATGTATTTAACAGGGTAAAAAATGTCCAACGGAACTAAATATAACAAAGAAATCCATTTATGGGAGATTAACAAATGGCACTAAATTCACCAGGCGTACAAGTAACCGTAGTAGACGAGAGTTTTTACACACCAGCGGCACCGGCTACTGTACCATTAATTATAGTAGCTTCTGGGCAAGATAAACAAAATGCATCCGGAACAGGAACAGCAAAAGGTACTTTAAAAACCAATGCTGGACAAGTGTACTTAATCACAAGTCAAAGAGATTTAACAGATACATTCGGTACACCAGTGTTCTATACAGATGCATCGGGTAATCCAGTTAACGGCGGCGAACTTAACGAATACGGTCTACAAGCGGCCTATAGTTTATTAGGAGTAAGTGCAAGTGCGTATGTTACTCGTGCAGATTTAAACTTAACTCAACTTGTTCCTTCATCAAGTGAACCAGATGGTGCACCTGTTGACGGCACATATTGGTTAGATACTTCTAATACAACATGGGGTGTATTTGAATGGAACGCAACAACACAGGCATTTGTTAATAAAGTTCCTACTGTTATCGACGATTCAAATTCTATCTCTGCAACAACAGACGGTTACACACCAAAACCAAGTTTTGGTTCAAACGGTTCTTACGCTGTAGTTGCTACAAAAAATAACGACACAGTTGTTTGGTATAAAAATACATTAGGTACATGGGTACCGGTTGGATCGGAAGCATCTACAAGTACATTTACATTTGGTACATCATGGGATGTTAGTTTTCCAGCAGTGACCAGCACAGCAACAAACAGTCTAGTAAGCAATAACGGTCACGTTATTACAATTAACGGTCAATCTATTACATTAAGTGGTACTACTGTTTCCGCACTAGCAACAAGTATTAACAACGTAATGCATACAAAAGGTGTTGGCGCAAAAGCTGTAGGTAACTACATTCAATTGTATGCCAGTGCGTATGCTAAATCTAACGGAACCAATGCCGACGGAAAAATTGCTGTCTCTGAAATCAGCACACAGTCGTCAATTTTAGAAGCAATCGGTATTCCTGCAGGAACTTATGAAAATCCTCAATTCTTCCAAGGTCCTCATACAGCTTACCCAGATTTTTCTATGGCACCAAGTGGTTCTGTTTATATGAAAACAACAAGCCCTAACTACGGTGCAAGTTGGTTTGTAAAATTATACAGCGCCACAACAGAACAATTTACTTTACAAAAAGCTCCAATTTATCAAGATCCACAGGCCGCATTGATCGCTATTGATCCAGTAGCCGCAGGATTGAATGTTCCTGTCGGTGGATTGTATATTGAAAACATGATGGATCAAGCAGAGTTTGTAATCTATCGTAGGAGTGCAACTGGTCCTACAAAAGTTACATCTGCTGTAAACACAAATACAGTAGGTTCAACATCTACAATTACAATTTCAGAAGGTACATTAGTTGCAACTGCTCCGTATAGTAGTCCTGTATCAATTACAGTTCCGGCAGGTTCAACAATGGATCAAGTTATAGCGTTGATTTCAAACGCAGGTTTAACTTATGTAACAGCCAGTGCGGCAACAACTGACGCAAACGGCGATGCTACATCATTAACTATCCAACACAGCAACGGCGGTGAAATTGTATTAACAGGTAGCCTATTTGCTGGCTACTTAGGAATGACACCATGGTCGCGTAATGCGTCTGGTGTAGAAAGTGGAACACGAAATTTCTACTCATCAATGACTTCCGGAGAATATGAAGTTAGTAACTGGAAACCATTAGTGGTACAATCTTTATCAATTGCTCCTGTTACAACACCAGCAGACGGTCAGTTATGGTATAGTTCAGTAGTTGACGAAGTTGATATTATGGTACATAACGGTTCACACTTCGTAGGTTACAGAACTGTATATCCAGGAACAGATCCAATGGGACCAATTGTTGCTTCATTAGCACCAACTACACAACAAGACGGTGTTACTGCTCTTGCTAACGGTGATATCTGGATCAGCACAGCCGATATTGAAACATACGGTCATGAAGTTTATGTGTACAATGGTAATACATTATCATGGGTCGCTCAAGACGTAACTGATCATACAACACCAAACGGTTGGATATTTGCAGATGCACGTTGGGCTACGAACGGATATACAGCGGCCGCGGCAGATATTTCAGATCTATTATTAAGCAATTATGTAGATCCAGATTCTCCAGATCCAGCACTATATCCAAAAGGAACACGTCTATGGAATACTCGTCGTTCAGGATTTAACGTTAAGAAATATGTTGCTAATTACATCAACATTTATTCTAACAGCGGTTTAAATCTTCGTTATAATAACGAACACATGGACGGTAGCGCAGGTTCTACACCATATCTAACAGCACGTTGGGTAAGTGATAGTCCTAATAATGCAGACGGTTCTGGAACATTCGGTCGTCATGCACAGCGTTCAGTAGTTGTTAAAGCAATGAAAGCATTAATTGATACTAACTCAGCTATCCGCGATACAGATAGTTTGGTGTTCAACCTAATTGCTTGCCCAGGATATCCTGAAGCAATTCAAAATTTAGTTGCTTTCAATACAGATCGAGGACAAACAGCGTTTGTTATTGGTGATACACCATTCCGTTTACCGAGCGACGGCACATCATTACATGCTTGGGGATTAAACAGCAACGGTGCTCTTGATAATAACGACATCGGTGCAGTTAGCTATGATGATTACATGGCTATGTTCTATCCAAGTGGTTATACAAACGATAACACAGGAAATTATATTGTTGTTCCACCAAGTCATATGATGTTACGTACTATTGCAAATAGCGATGCTAAGAGCTATCAGTGGTTTGCACCAGCAGGTTTACGTCGCGGTGTGGTCGACAACGCAACAGCAGTTGGTTATATCGATTCTGTAACCGGTGAGTTTACTCGTACAACATTACCACAAAGCATTCGTGATGTGTTAGCAGGTGTCAAAATTAACCCAATAGCAACTTTAACAGGTGCTGGAATTGTTAATTTTGGTCAATACACTCGTGCTAATGCGGCAAGTTCAATGGATAGAATTAACGTTGCACGTTTAGTTGCTTACATTCGTAGACAACTATCGTTAATTGTTAAACCATATTTGTTTGAACCTAACGATGCACTAACACGCGGCGAAGTTAAAAACGCAATCGAAAGCTTCTTCTTAGAGCTAGTTGCACAACGTGGTGTAAACGACTTTATTGTTGTTTGCGACACAAGCAATAATACTCCAACAAGAATCGATAGAAGCGAATTGTGGATTGATATCGCTATGGAACCAGTTAAGGCAGTTGAATTCATTTATATCCCAGTTCGCTTGCTTAACACAGGGGCTATTGCCGCAGGCAACTTAGGTAGCAACGGGTAATAGGTAAAAAATATGTTAAATAAAGAACAAGGAGCAATTTAAATGGCTATAACCTTAACAAGTTTAAAAAATCTATCAGTTCCAAATGCAAGTGGCAATGCCAACTTGCTAATGCCAAAACTGAAATACAGATTTAGAGTAATTCTAGAAAATTTCGGCAACGTAGTTGGAGCAAGTACTGATCTTACTAAACAGGTTGTAACTGCCGCTCGTCCACAAGTACAATTTGAAAATCAAGTTATCCATGTGTACAACAGCCAAGTTAACTATGCCGGTAAACACACATGGCAACCAATGAATTTGGTTGTTCGCGATGCAGTTGATAACAGCGTTTCACGTTTAGTAAATGCACAGTTACAAAAACAAGTAGACTTCTTTGAACAGGCCAGTGCGGCTTCTGGTGGAGACTATAAGTTTGTTACTGTTATTCAAGTACTTGATGGTGGTAACGGTGATACTGATACTCCAAACATTTTAGAGCAGTGGGAATGCTTAGGATGCTACTTACAAACTGTCAACTTTAACGAAATGACATACGCAGAAAGTGCTCCGATGGAAATTGCATTAACTATTCAATTCGATAACGCACTATGCGTAGACGGAAAGAATGCGGCAATTGGTGCAGGTGCAGGTGCGGCACTTGGTCAATCTGTTGGTACACTAGCATCAGCATTGGCTACTGGTCAAATCAGCATTTAATTCTAATAATTAAATCTAAGAAAGCCGGAAATTTATCCGGCTTTTTTAACGGCTAAATATTATTATGGCCAATTTCTTCAACTCATTTTTACAAGGCGCTCTCGGTGCAGGTAATCAATTTAAAGATTTCCAGCATGCTACTCGCCTATATGTCGACAACAGGTATGCCCTTGCTCCTAAAGAAGGATTTTTATACTATGTCAAATTTAGCATTAATCAAGCGGCAATTCCTAATAATCAATGGGCGCAGACAAGTCAAAGAGAAATAGGTATGTTAGTTAAAGGATGTGACCTTCCTAAGTTTACTATAGGCCACGAGGTATTGAATCAATATAATAGAAAAACTTATATACAAAATAAAATTACCTACTCAACTGTTAGTTTTACATTTCACGACGACCACTCAAATACTACTCATAATTTATGGAAAAGTTATTATGCATATTATTATGCTGACGGAAAAACAGGTGCAACAAACTCTACCCAACGAACATCAGGAGGTCCGGGTCCTTCAGCGAACCAATTTACAGTACCTCCTGCATTTGGAGATACAAAATATCAAAATGGTTCTAACCCTTTCCAAACAACCAGTTACGGATTAAACAATGGTCAGAATAAACCATACTTTAACTATATCATTGTCTATCAGTTGAATAGAAAACAATATACTTCATATTTGTTAGTAAATCCTATAATTACAGAGTGGGCACACGACAAATTAGAACAATCATCAAATGCTAAAATGTTAGAAAATAGAATGACTATAGGATACGAAGCTGTCCTATACAGTGAAGGTAAAGTTACACAAGGGTCTCCAGCGGGTGAATTTTCCACAGTACATTACGATTTAAGCCCAAGCCCATTAAGTGTATTAGGCGGAGGTAGTGCTAGCCTTTTTGGTCCTGGTGGAACTATAGACGGTATTAATGAAGTCTTCGGCGATTTACAGCAATATCAATCCGGTAACGGTAGTCCTTCTGATTTATTTAAAGCGGCAATTGGTAGCGCAAATATTTTAAGAAACGCAGGTAATATAACAGGTGCAGGCGCGGCCAGCGAAGGTCTAGCATTATTAACAGGTGGAATTGCAAGTTTAGGAGGATCTAGAGGTAATCTTCCTACTAGTGTATCCGCTGGTGCAGGATCAGTAGCAGGTTTTGCAGTAAATTTATTCAAAGGAAAAAGCACATCGGCTCCAGCTGATGCATCTCAAGCACAAGTTACTGACCAACAACAGAGTCAGGTAGCTCAAGGAGATTTACCGGGACCATCTACAGCGGCAGCTCCTAGCGGTCCTACATTACCTTCGCCATTGCCCACGGATGCTGATAGTTTAAATACAGTATTAGCAGATCAACAGGCCGCAGAATCTAGTTTATTAGATCAAATTACAAAAAACACAGATTTAAAGGCCAAGTACGATTCAATAATTGCAACGGCAAAAGCATCAGGTAATCCCCTTGCCTTAAATGCAGTATACGCAAAAATGGCCGCTCAAAATTATACAGATCCTGTAAAACTCACAGCTTCACTAACACAAGTACAAAATAATATTTCACAGGTACAGTCAGCACTACAAACAGCACAAGCCACTGAAACTCCGCCAGACACGCTAAGTGCTGATCAAAAGGTAGCAGGAACAGCACCAGAATCAAATCTCGATTCATCTGAAAATACTGATTATAATATTAATACTAACGATATAAAAATAGCCGATAATAACGATTCAACACCCAAAGAGGATTATCAATCAGCATGACAATAGCATACACAAATTTACCTACTAATAATAAATCCAATGCAACAGTTCAGGTATTTGATAGATACTATTCTAAACCTATTGAATTGAATTCAACAGCCTTAACAGCTATGACAGGATATTTAGAAAAAAAGGGTTTTGGATCCGAAGCGGCTGAATTAATTTCTATTGCTGTTCTAAAACAAGCTAAAGCTGACGGATATAGTCCTTTTACTGTATTTGATACTATCAAAGGTTTAGACGGCCCTCAATTAACTACATTTATAGGACAAATCTTAAACTGGAATAGATTAAGTACCAGTACATTAGGAACCATACAAAAAATAACATCAGTTGATGATATACAAAGAAACATATTACCTTAATGAGAAATACCGCTCGTGGAAAATTTGCGCCTAAGAACCCTGAAAAATATGTAGGCATAGGAAACCCGACTTATCGATCTAGTTGGGAATTAACTTTTATGATGTTTTGTGATAATAATCCTAGTGTACAGGAATGGGCAAGCGAAAGTGTAAAAATTCCTTACCAAGATCCGCTAACAGGAAAAAATACAGTTTATGTTCCTGATTTTTTAATAACGTATGTTGATAAAAACATGAAAAAACATGCAGAACTTATCGAAGTTAAACCTAATAAACAAATGACGTTAGAAGCTGTGGGTAAAAATCCCTACAATCAAGCAGAATATGTAAGAAACATGGCCAAATGGGAAGCCGCAAGTGCATGGGCAAAAAGATTTGGGGTAAAATTTAGAGTAATCAATGAGCATGATATTTTTTATCAAGGTAGTAAAAAACGATAAGTATCTAAATGGAAATAGCAATTATAGGTAGAGGAACGGCAGGGGCTCAAGCCGCTCTTTATTTTTTAAAAAATACAGATTGGAACATAGACTGGTATTACGATTCTAAAACTCCTACACAAGCGGTAGGAGAAGGAAGTCAAACTGATTTTCCCGGTGTACTTAATAATTTAGGTTTTAATTTTCAAGATCTAAAATATATAGACGGCACGTTAAAGGGCGGGATTAAAAAAGCAAATTGGGGAATGGGATCAGAAGATTTCATGCATCCCTTTTATCCAGGAACACATGGATATCATTTTAACGCTGTTAAACTTCAAGAGTATATTTTTAATATTTTAAAAAATCAAAAAAGAATAAGGATAATCGATTCTAATCTAATAAAGCATGAGGATGCTCATACCGATTTTGTATTTGATTGTTCAGGAGTTCCAAAACCGGAATTATTAAAAAGAGAGTTTATACAATTAGAAACTATACCTGTCAATTCAGTATATGTTACTCAATGTCCCTGGGAATATTCCCAATTCCAACACACTATCACAGATGCTCAAGCACACGGATGGGTATTTGGAATACCACTGACTAATAGATGTTCTATCGGATATATGTATAATAATGAGACAAGCACATTAGAAGAGGTAAAACAAGATGTATTGGAAGTTTTCAATCGATACAGCTTAACCCCCGGCAATGTTACCAATAATTTTTCTTTCAACAGTTATTATAGGAAAATAAATTTCTTTGACAATGTTGCTTTTAACGGAAATGCCAGTTTCTTTTTAGAGCCATTAGAGGCTACATCTATCACATGTATTAACATGATACAAACAATGGCACTAAATGTGTGGACCAAAAAAATGTCAATGGAAGAAGCCAATTTCCAATACACTAGATTAATTAAAGGTGTGGAAAATATGGCTATGTTACATTATTTTAGGAATAAAAAATATCAAACTAAATTTTGGAAAAAAGCTACTGTTCAAAGTCGTGCTCATTTAGAGACAGCCGTGAAAGAAATCGAATTTGGTAAAATTGTTAGAGAATCTATTGATCCTTTATATCATTCAAAACAGCATAACCCAATTCTCGGAGGATATGGAACATGGAGTTTAGATTCATATCAATGGAATATAACACAACTAGGAATTAAAGAAGAATTAAAAAATCTTCTTAAATAACAATATGACTAAAAAACTTGAAGAATTATTTAATTTACCAGAACAGACTAAGGAAGAATTTATTGATCCTGCGTCTGCACCTACAACTCCACCTACGCTTTCTTTACAAGAAAAGTTAGATGAATTTGATAAGATTTCTGCCGCCTTACCTAAAGTAAAAGGGTTAGGTGATGTTAGTGATGCAGAACTTGAGGCGTTAGCAACTAAGGCCGAACAAGCATATGAAGATATCATGGATTTAGGAATGAACGTAGAAGCAAGATATAGTGCTCGCATGTTTGAAGTTGCGGGCAATATGCTAAACGCGGCTATTACAGCTAAATCTGCAAAAATAGATAAAAAATTAAAGATGGTTGAACTTCAAATTAAAAAATACGCCATAGATAAAAAGAATGGAGATTCAGATCAAAATGCAATAGAAGCAGAAGGTTACATTGTTGCTGATCGTAACAGTATCTTGGAAAAACTTAAAAATCTGAATAAATAAAGCATAGGACAACCGCTATGAGAACATTAAAAGAATACTTAACTGAATCAGCAAAGAGATACGATTTTCGTATTAAACTTGCTCATGATGTATCACCAGAACACGAAGCAAAACTAAAAACCATGTTGGAACGCTTCAGCGTAGCTGACTTCAAAAAAATTGGTAAAACACCAGTACAAGAACTTCCATTAGATTTTCCTAAACTTCGAAACAGAGAAGTTACCGTATTTGAAGTATCTTTGGAATACCCTACAACACAGTTCGAACTAACAGAATATGTTTCACAAGGTTTAGAAATTGCAAAAGAAGGCATAGTTGTAAGAAAACCAGGCGAAGCACTAGAAGAATATCAAACACCATCAGAAAAACGTAATGGCGCATTACTAGACGACCCAGAATACAAAGAAGCAGGTAGTCCTAAATTTGAAGATTATTACGGTGAAAAATACAATGCATCTTTTTTAAAATCACTAAACGATGATGCTAAAAGAAGACGAGAAGAAAGAGGCGAAGTTATCCCAGGTGCATTAGAACACAATGACCTAAATACTATTCCTCAAAATAACACAAGTCCAATCAAACAAACGGACTATGATCCAAGGAAGAAATAATTATGAACATGATCAATGTACTACAACGCCTATCTGAATTAGATGCAGGTAATCCAAGAGTAGATAAGTCGATGACACAAGTCCAGGCATTGGCAATGACCGGTGACGGAATACATCAATTAGATGTTCACATGGAAGAGCCAGATATGGCATCTCTACGTGCATTATCTGGTCTAAAAGAAAGTAAAGAAATTGTTGAATGTGGTATGCCGGGGTTAGGTGCTCCTATGCCAACAATGCCAACAACAATCAATATGAGTGCTCCTACAGGTTCTGAACTTGTTGGTTTAATTCGTGGTATTATGGATCTTGCTGGAAAAGACGAAGCATCTGCACATATGGGGCTTCCTCCTTCTAACATTGATTCACTAGTAGGACACGAACCGTTAGTTGCTGAGCCAGAACACAACGTTGCTCATTCAGTTCCTGCTGTAAGCGGCCCTACGTTTGGAGATACAGGTGGTATTGATGCAGGCAGTAGCGGAGAAGATGAATTAGCAGATATGATTCGCAAAATTAAAACTGGTCAACCAGTTAAAGTAACAACTGATATGCCTGTTAAAGTAACTTCAGACGAACCAATTAAGGCAAGTACTACAGACAAATTAAATGTAAAAGACAAAGAAGAAGACGAAGGCTACGATAATACACCAGCCGACCCACAACCTAAAAAACCTTATAATCCAAATGATTTTGCAGATGTAGTTAACAAAGTTCGTGATTTTGATTATACTCCACCTAACAGTGGATCTAATCCTATGCAAGATAAAGAAGAAGACAAAGAAGATAAAAAAGAAGAAGCAATTTTACAATCTTTTGAATCTCAACTATTTGCAGAATACAAAAAATTTGTAAGTGAAGGCAAAAAAGGCCACGCTAAATCATGTAAATGTAAAGAGTGTGTGTCAATGGAAGGCGCCAAACCTGATTTTTTAGATTTAGACAACGACGGTGATAAAAAAGAGCCAATGAAGAAAGCCGCTAAAGAAAAGAAAGTTAGCGAGCGCGATGAAGGCAAACACAACAATGGAAAAACAACCGGTTTCAAAGCAGTTGCTAAAAAAGCCGCAAAAGAATATGGTAGCAAGAAAGCCGGAGAGCGTGTAGCAGGTGCTGTACGTGCCAAGATGGCAAAAGCAGGTAAACTATAATCTATCATGTATCACTCAATAGCCCCTTCGGGGGCTATTTTTTTCGGTAAATATTTACATGGCACAAAAATACGATACCCTTGTTAAGAAAGCATACGCTACTCAAAAGTGGACAGAAAAAGATATTGACGATATCATGAAATGTAATGACCAAAAAATTGGTCCACACTATTTCTTAGATAACTTTTTCTTTATTCAACATCCTGTTAAAGGCAAGATGAAATATAAAGCGTTTGATTATCAGCGACGTCTTATAGATTCGTATCACGATCATAGATTCAATGTAAACTTGCTTCCAAGACAAACAGGAAAAACAACAACAGCCGCAGGTTACTTATTATGGTTTGCTATGTTTGTTCCAGATTCAACTATTTTAGTTGCCGCCCACAAATATACAGGTGCTCAGGAAATTATGTCGCGTATTCGTTACGCATACGAGTTATGCCCTGATCACATAAGATGCGGTGTCAAAAATTATAATAAACAAAGTATTGAATTCGATAACGGTTCGCGCATCATTGCACAAACAACAACACCTACAACAGGTCGAGGTTTATCACTATCATTATTATATGCTGACGAATTTGCGTTCGTTGAACCTAACATTGCTACTGAATTCTGGACTTCAATTTCTCCTACTCTAGCAACTGGTGGTAAGGCAATTATTACTTCAACACCTAACTCAGACGAAGATCAATTTGCTCAAATTTGGAAAGAAGCAAACAAACGTGTAGATGAAGATGGAAACGAAACAGAAGTAGGCCGAAACGGATTCTTTCCATTCAGAGCACACTGGAGTGAACATCCAGATCGAGATGAAGAATGGGCAAACACAGAACGTAGTCGCATAGGTGAAGAACGTTTTCGTCGAGAACACGAATGCGAATTTTTGATTTTTGATGAAACTTTAATCAATAGCATTACACTTGCCGACTTAGAAGGCATTGACCCTATTATAAAAATGGGGCAAGTTCGCTGGTATAAAAAAGTCGATCCAACACAAATGTATGTTGTTAGTTTAGACCCTAGTTTAGGTACAGGCGGTGACTACGCGGCTATTGAGGTATTTTCACTTCCTAGCTTTGAACAGGTAGCAGAGTGGAATCACAATACAACGCCTGTCCAGGCGCAGGTAAGAATACTTCGAGATATATGTAAGTATCTAGATACAGAATGTAACAATTTAGGAGTAGGATCTCAAATTTATTATAGTGTAGAAAATAATACAATAGGAGAAGCCGCACTTGTTGCAATTAATGAAATGGGGGAAGAAAGTATTCCAGGCATGTTTGTAAGTGAGCCTATCAAAAAAGGACATGTGCGCCGTTTCCGTAGAGGATTTAACACTACAAATATTGCTAAAATTGCGGCCTGTGCTAAGGTTAAACAATTAATTGAACAAAACCGTTTAAAAATATACAGTAGAAATTTGATATCAGAATTAAAAACTTATATTGCTCACGGGGTAGGGTTTGAAGCAAAAACTAACGAAACTGACGATTTAGTTAGTTCTTTGTTACTCAATGTACGTATGATAGGTATGTTAGGAGAATGGGATCCTGCTGTTTACCAACGTATGATTGAGGATAGAGGACTAGAAGAGCACGATTTACCGATGCCTATCTACATCAACACTTTTTAATAAATACACTTATGAATATTATTGAGATCATAGCCCAAGACGTCTTTGATAAAGTACGTTCTCGTTTTACCAATTTAGAAATGGGCGACGAGAACGGCGCAGTTACATCTGATCCTAAAGACGCAAGATTTTTTGATTTTGACTTTGCTATAGAAGGCAATAATCTAGGTAGAGTCAGTATCAGTATTAACGAACGCGGTACATTAAAAGTATATTATGGACAAGGTATTTTAGAAGGCAGTGATCCAATAACACAAGGTCTTTGGTATAAATTTCTTAGAGAAATGCGCTTCTTTGCTAAACGTAGAATGTTAAGATTTGACACAAGAGATATTACTAAAGGAAACCTTAACAAAGACGATTTCCAACACCTTGCACAAACTGGATCTAAGGAAAATAACATGAATGAATCTAAACTAAGTGGAACAAAATATAGAAGTTATAGACAACTAGAAAGCACACGTCTAGTTATTAAACATAAAAAAGATCGTCCAGTTGACGAATCTGTTCCAGGAGCACGTTCTAGAAATATAGAAGCGATGTTTATTGAAAATGCCGCAGGCGAACGTTTTAAATATCCCTTTATTCATTTAGCTGGTGCAAAGGCTATGCAACGCCATGTTGCTAATGGGGGTTATCCGCATGATCCTGCCGGTAGAGCAATTATGCAAATGAGCGAAAATATTGCTAAATTAAATTCTTTTAAACGCCATGCCGCTCATCACGATGGCCTAAATCAAGAAGCACACGAAATTGTTGATCGAGCTAATGCAAAATTAGAATCATTAAAAAATGAATGTTTAAAATTAAGTAGCCAGGGATTTTACGAACAATGGATGGAAAATTTTGTTCCTATCGAAGAATCAGGTGAAATAGATCCTGTTACAATGGAAGATTACAAAACTAAATTTACAGTACAACAATTTGACGAAACACTAACAGATGTATTTCCATTGCTACATAGAATAATGCAAGAAACTGGCGAACTTGATTTAGATACTATAGTTGGCGAAGGAAAAAAATGTACTGTATGTCATGAAGATCCTTGCCAATGCGATGAAGATGAAGTTAAAAAAGTTGATGAATTTGCAGATTTTGAATTATGGGCAGATAGACTTGCAGAAGGTTATCTAGAACCAGATACCATTATGGCCCTTAAAGACCTACTAGATGGCGGACTCGAAATGGGTGGTAATGATGCATTAGGTGCGATTCAGGCTTTACAAGATATCGGAATTAATGATGAAGAATTAGAAGGTTTATTACAGGCAGAGGCAAAATTAGATCCAATGGCAGATCCTGCTGAAGCTATTTTAAAATGGTTAGGAAAAACAGATCCAGAAGCCGCACAAGAACTAACAGCATCGGCTCAACAAGGCGAAGCACCGCAGGCCGGCGGAGAACCTGCTCCAGGTTTAGGCATAAACGAACCTAACGTACCAGATGACGGCACACCAAACAATGTAGGTCATGGTATAGGAACACAAGGCGGAATTGGCGAATCTAGTAGTGATTTGATGTCAGCACTAAAAGCCAAATACGATGAACTTGCTCCACATATTGAAAAACATAAAGACGAACATGGCGCAATGAATTTGTTCAAAGAATTACAAGCAGTTGCTCATGAACAAGGTGCAACTAAAGAATTTAAAAATATGTTAAACGGGGCTCAGCGCAACGCCCACATGGACTACGATACTAATCCAGGCGGATTTGAAAATTGGTTTTGGTACTTACCTTTTGCAGGCGAAGAAGGCGAAGAGACAATGACTAACGCAGAGCCAGAACGTGAAAAACTAAACACTAAAGAAATTGCCGAAGTTGTAAAATCTTTTTATGATAGAGAAACTGGAAAATTTCCAAAAGGCGAAACCGGTGTTGTTACTCATTGCAAAAAGATGTTTGGTGACCAAGGCGGTCAACTTGCAGAACGCCTAGTAGCACATTTGAGCCAAAAAGGCGAAGCAATGGCTCAGGAAAACGAAACTATGCAACAATTTGAAAGTATCAAAAAGTTAGCAGGTCTAGTTAAAGAACAAGGACCAAAAAAATCAGATATCCCTGCTTATCAGCGCAAAAAATCTGGAGACTCTGATTGGAGAGTTACCCATAAAGATTTAGAAAAAGATAAAGAGCGTACAGCTACAAGTCCAGAAGGTCTTGCTAAAAGAAAAAGAGAAAGAGGCATTGAAGAAACTGCTGATATTCTAAAATTAGCAGGCTTGGCAAAATAAATCATTGCATTATTAAACTAAAGTGTGTATAGTCAACTATGCACACTTTTTTTACGGGTTTATAATGCGAACTATCGAATTTCATTCACACGAACAACAAGACGAATATATCTTTAATATTTTTAATGGTAAAACAAACGGATTCTTTTTAGATATTAGCTGTGGTAATCCTATTATCGGTAACAATAGCTATACTTTAGAAAAATTTTGTGGCTGGAACGGGATTTGTTTTGATCTGTTAGATATAGAAAAAAATCTTAATTTTAGTCAGAAACGTCTAGCTAAATTTATTCAAATGGATGCTACCTCTGAAAAATTAACCAACTATCTAAAAAATAATATTCCAGCAGATCTAGTAGTCGACTACGTATCTTTAGACGTAGACACCGGAAATGTAAACCTAGCACTTCCTGTTCTTAAAAGGTTGTTAGCATCCGGGATTAAATTTAAGGCAATGACATTTGAACATGAGGAATGCATACACGGACCTGCTGTTCGAGACGAACAACGTGCCCTACTTGAAGCACAAGGGTATGTTAGACTATTTGAAGATGTAAAGGCATGGACTAAAAAATTAGAATATCCTCAAAGCACTGAATATTTCGAAGACTGGTGGATCAATCCGGTATATTTTGATTCAAAGATTTTAGAAACACAAGCTCAAGGGTTATATACCTTTGAAGCAATCGAACATTTAAGAAATACATTAGGTAATACCAACGAGTATCGTTCTATTCATAACTGTGCAAGATCGCATCCAGATGAATATTCTATGTATTGGGATAATAATGAAAAGGCAAGATGGCCTCAATTAAGATTGGCAATAAAAAATTTATTCAACCAATATAATTCATCAAAAAACCCTTGACATGATAAATAAAAGTGCGTATAGTTAACTATATGCACTTTTTCTTTTAGTCAGTTGGCTAGAAGGAAGCGGCAAATAAAGGCATAACATTAAGGAGATTATTATGGCAACTTTAGCTGAAATTCGCGCAAAACTACAAGCATCATCACAAGCCCAAAACGGTAATTCCGCAGGCGGCGACAACGCAATATACCCACATTGGAACATGCCAGAAGGCACAACGACTACAGTTCGTTTTGTACCCGACGCAGATCCTAACAACACTTTTTTCTGGATTGAACGTGCAATGATCAAATTGCCTTTCGCCGGTGTTAAAGGTGAAACCAACAGTAAACCTGTTACTGTACAAGTTCCTTGTATGGAGATGTGGGGAGAAACATGCCCAATTCTAACAGAAGTACGTCCTTGGTTTAAAGCAGGAGACAAGAATTTAGAAGACATGGGTCGTAAATATTGGAAAAAGAAATCTTATTTGTTCCAAGGCTTTGTAGTTGATAGCAAACTACAAGAAGATGGCAAATTGCCAGAGAATCCAATTCGTAGATTCATTATTGGTAGTCAAATTTTTAACATTGTTAAAAATGCACTTCTTGATCCAGATATGGAAGAATTGCCAACAGACTATGTACGTGGTGTTGATTTTAAGATCACTAAAACTAGTAAAGGTGGCTATGCTGACTATTCAACTTCAAGCTGGGCACGTCGCGAACGTGCATTGAGTGAAGAAGAAAATGCGGCTATTAAACAATACGGTACTTTTAATCTTAAAGAATTTTTACCTAAGAAACCAGGTGATGTTGAACTTAAGGTTATGAAGGAAATGTTTGAGGCATCAGTTGATGGTGAAGCATTTGACATGAATCGTTGGGGTCAATATTTTAAACCAGCAGGAATGGGTGGTAGCGGACAGGCTACTGGTTCTACAACAGCACCAGCATCTGCTCCAGTTGCTAAAGCAACACCGGTAGTTACGGAAGATGACGATGCTCCATTTGAAGCAGATGCTCCAACAGCATCAGCACCAGTGGTAACTCCACCTTCGGGCGGCGAAGCAAGTGGACGTGCGGCAGACATCCTAGCAATGATTCGTAATCGTAAAGCAGTAGAATAAGGAGAATAGACTATGGGAAAGGCCTTCGATATTTCGAAGTTCCGTAAGTCTATCACTAAATCTATTGATGGCTTAGGAATCGGGTTTAACGACCCAACTGATTGGATTTCAACCGGTAACTACGCCCTAAACTATCTTATCTCAGGGGACTTCTTTAAAGGAATTCCCCTGGGTAAAGTTACAGTTTTTGCAGGCGAGTCTGGCGCAGGTAAATCATATATCTGCTCCGGGAATATTATTAAACACGCCCAAGAGCAAGGCATCTATCCTATCTTAATCGACACAGAAAATGCGTTGGATGAAGATTGGTTAAAGGCCCTTGGTGTTGATACATCAGAAGATAAACTTCTAAAACTGAGTGTTGCTATGATTGATGACGTTGCTAAAACTATCAACGAATTCATGAAAGAATACAAGTTAATGCCAACGGAAGAACGCCCTAAGGTATTGTTTGTTATCGATAGTCTCGGTATGTTGTTAACTCCAACTGATGTTAATCAATTCGAAGCAGGAGATCTTAAAGGTGATATGGGTAGAAAGCCAAAAGCACTTACGGCGCTGGTTCGTAATTGTGTTAATATGTTTGGTAATTACAATGTCGGCATGGTATGTACAAATCACACATACGCTTCGCAAGATATGTTTGATCCAGATGATAAAATCTCAGGCGGACAAGGCTTCATTTACGCATCTTCTATCGTGGTTGCCATGAAGAAGTTGAAGTTAAAAGAAGATGAAGATGGTAATAAGGTTAGTGATGTATTAGGCATTCGTAGTTCATGTAAAATTATGAAAACACGATATGCAAAACCTTTTGAAACCGTACAAGTTAAGATTCCTTATACAACAGGTATGGCTCCTACTTCAGGTCTAGTCGATATGTTTGAGAAAATGGGTGTATTATCTAAAGTCGGAAATAAATTAGCATATACTAGTAAGTCTACTGGTGAGATTGTTGCAGAATTTCGTAAAAATTGGACAGAAGATAAACTAAGGGTTATCATGGACGAGTGGGATGAATCAGCAGTCGCAACTACAACAACTATTGATACAGAAGAAGAGGAAGTATAATGGACGAAAGTTTAGTTATAGAAGTGTGGGATACATTTAAGGAATATATTCCAGAGAAAAACAAAGATATGGCCGCAACCCAGTATGTTGATTTTCTCTTAGGCAAGGAAATATCTCCGTCAATATTGGAAAGTTTCTTAGGTTACGATACTCATTTAGATGACGCTATTAAAACAGCGATTGATGAAGAAGAAACCTACAAGGACGAAGAAGAAGACGATTGGGGTGGTGAGGAAGAGGACTACTGATGAGTTGGTACTCAAAAGTAAGTAAAGATATTGCTCATTTACCGGCCTGCATCGATCATTACTATGCAGAACTAGATAGTGCCAAGCAGGAAGTTAAAATCTACGGAAACGTAGAAAAACTTTCTGCTAGCCTTCCTGGTATAGTAGAACAACGGTTTAATCAACTTCAAGAAATTGAAGGTATACTTGAATATTTGAATATTGAACTCCGGCGCCTTAGGTCTAAAACCTTTAAAAAGTATTTAGAAAATTATCAACGTGCATTGAGTTCGAGAGATGTTGAAAAATATGTCGACGGAGAGGCAGATATAGTTGATATGGAAAAAATTATCAACGAATTTGCACTTTTACGAAATCAATGGCTAGGTATTATTAAAGGTCTTGATATAAAACAGTGGCAGGTAAGTAATATTATAAAATTGCGAACTGCTGGTATGGAAGATGTTTCTGTTTAAGGTAATTTATGTACATAGAGGACATGATTGATCGGTTGGCATCAAATGGTAACTACATTTTTCGAGAGCCGTTACAGTTATGGTCTCGCGATGTACAAATTATAGGCAGTTTTTCTGATCAAATAAACAGAGGTTTGACTTTAACCGAAAAACAGGCCAACATGGCCATCGGTTTTTGCAAAAAATACAAAAAACAACTAGAAGACGATCTTAAGATCAATCTCGATCTTGCCATTAATAGTCCACAATTTAAAAATCCTTTTAGGGTCATTGGTCAAACTCTAAAAGAAGTTTCATTAATTGATGGGCCACCTAAAAAAATCCAGGTTTCTTTCAAATATGACGAAAATTTAGTAAAACTCTTCAAAGAACACAAGGCACGTAGCGATGTGGATATTGCTCAATGGAACCCAGATGCCTCTGTCTGGCATCTAAGCCTTACCGAGGGTAACATACTTTTTGTAAAAACTTCACTAATTCCCAATGGTTTTAGAATAGACCCAAAAATTACCGAATTTATTGAAAAAATTGATGAAATTTCTCTAAATTTTGAAAGTCATGTACCTATGGTATCAATGGAAGGTAATAGGCTTTTTTATAAAAATACTCATCCATCCGTTCCTCAACCAACTAACAACAATATTGTTGAATCGTTGATTAAAGCTCGAGAATATGCGATCACTGTATGGGACGATTTAGTGGAAAATTATGTAAATTCCAAAATTATACCATTTACAGCTAGATTCTTAAAGACCAGGTTAGGTGAAAAAATTGAACTAAACTCTAACGTTACCCCTATAGAACAATTTTCTGATATTGTTCGATATTCAAAAAACGTATTGATTATTGTGCCTGGTGGCAACGAATTGTTCCATTTGAAAAATTGGTATGATTTCTTAATTTCTGAGGAATTTTCAGAAAAAGACATGAGTGTATTCTTTAGACTCGACAACTCGAAAGATAAAGAATTTAATAATTTTATAAAAGAGAAAAAATTAAATTCACCGTTGACGCCCGAGACTAGAATATTTTTTGTAAGTCAAAAATTACCTAAACCTCTAATCAAAAATCATCAAAATTTTGGTGCTGTAATAAATTTAGGGTCAAATCATGCACCGCATTATTCGATACAAAATATATTACTTGGCCATCATGACATTATCACGTATAATAAAAAGAAATAATAAGGAATCAAGTGGGAGCATTTTGTAAAATTGTAATCAAGGATGAAGTAAATGTTAAGATAGAAAATTTAGATCTTGACACTCGTAAATCTTTGGTAAAAAAATTCAAGTATTTTGACCAAAAAGCCAGATATTCACCTGCCTACAAACTCGGTAGGTGGGATGGATGTACAACATTTTTTGGTCTTGGCGGCACAACTTATCTAAACTTACTACCAGACGTCATTGAAGAATTAATAAGCCAAGGGTATGATCCTGCGCTTGAAGATCACAGGTCTGCAACTCCCCTAGAATTTGACAAAATTTCTGAAGATTTTTGGGGAGATAAATGCTGGCCAGAAGGACATAGATTTGCTGGTCAGCCAATAAGATTGCGTGACGATCAAGTAGAAGTTGTTAATAAATTTCTTGAGAATCCCCAGTGCATCCAAGAAATTGCTACAGGATTCGGTAAGACAATTATCACCGCAACATTGAGTAAAATTTGTGAAAAATACGGTCGAACAATAGTCATTGTTCCTAACAAAAGTCTTGTAGAGCAAACCGAAGAAGACTATGTTAACTGTGGCCTAAACGTAGGTGTTTACTATGGTGATCGAAAAGAACTAGGTCGAACGCACACTATTTGTACATGGCAAAGTTTAAATATTTTAGACAAAAAATCTCATGAAAAAGAAGATGTATTAGACCTAGCAACATTTTTAGATGGTGTTCAAACAGTCATGGTTGATGAAGTACATATGGCCAAGGCAGACGTATTAAAAAGATTATTAACACAAAATTTATCTAACGCACCAATACGTTGGGGACTAACTGGTACTGTACCTAAAGAAGATTTAGAATTCCAAAATCTACGTGTAAGTTTAGGAGAAGTCGTACATAGAGTTAGTGCAAGCGAACTGCAAGAAAAAGGTGTGTTAAGTGATTGTCATGTTAATGTTATACAGACTGCCGAATGGAAAGAATTTAAAAGTTATCCAGAAGAATTAAAATATCTTGTAACAGATGAAGATAGAATGTCATATGTTAGCGGACTAATTAAAAAAATTGCAACAGGCGGAAATACTCTAGTATTAGTTGACAGGATAGAATCAGGCCGTATAATAACAGAAGCTATTGATGATTCTGTATTCATTAGCGGAGAAGTAAAAACTAAAGACCGTAAAGAAGAATATGATGAAGTTAAAACATCTACTAATAAGATTATTGTGGCAACTTACGGTGTGGCCGCTGTGGGTATTAATATTCCTCGGATTTTCAATTTGGTGCTTTTGGAACCCGGAAAGAGCTTTGTCCGGGTTATCCAATCTATTGGACGAGGTATTAGGAAAGCAGACGACAAAGACTTCGTCCAAATCTGGGACATAACTGCGGCTACAAAATACGCAAAAAAACACTTAACGGAAAGGAAACGATATTATAAAGAAGCAAAATATCCGTTCACAATAGAGAAGGTAAAATATTGATGCAAATTTTAACATTAGAAAATAAGACTTATTACTTAAATGATTTACCTGACGAGGTAGATGAGGATTTAAGATTTACAGTAATGGATAACAGCGACCCTAACAATCCTGATTATTTTTACATTCCTTTAATCTTTTTAGAATCATTTACTGCACCTGCGGCGGTACTTAAAGTAGGACCATACACAGTTAATATGCCATTAGATTGGTGTTGTATAGTAGGTGACCCAACCGGTCCTGAGATGGAGGTATTACCTTTAACTAGTTTAAACGACAGAGGTTTTAAAACATTTATTTTTAACCCGTTAAGTTCATTCCGCCCAGAATTTATGGACATTGATATTATTGATGTATACCAAGATGTTAAATGGTATTTTCCTAAAATGAAAGCAGGTCAACTGCTATGCACCCCCTTACATCCAGGAGAAAAACCTAACTGTGCTTATTTTGTCAAAGAAGTTAGTAGACAAAGTGAGCTAATAAATTATACAAAATGTTGGTAAGGAGTAATAATGGGATCATTAAAACCTGGAGCAATATACGTACACGAACGAGTAGGCAATGTAGTTTATGCTAGAGAAGCCGGTGCTGATCCTAGTACTAGGCAAGTTGTTGGATGGGACTATGACAAAGATAATCCAAATTTTGACCCTCGCACTAGCGATGGCCGGCCGCTAATTGATCAAATGCGAGAAGACAAATTATGGGCAGAAATTCGTCGGGCGACAAAAACCAATCCCACTTTACAAGAGGCTATGGAACGTGTTAAAATACTATATTACTTGAGTAAAGATTCAAAGTCTAAAACAAAACATCACCCGGTATAATATGGCAACTAAAAAACCCCCAGTACTAGACATTAAACGAGAATTATCTGCGGTTGATAAAAAAGATTATAATTTTTATGACAACCTCAACGATGACGAAAAGAAAGCATTTAGTCCTTACCTTTTAATGCGTTATGTTAGTAATGTACAGGGTGATAGAGATACGCAAGAATGGTTTTTAGAAATGACAAATGAATTTGTCAATAAAGATTTTTCGTCAATTGGTAAAGATCATAGACCATTATATTGGAAATTATTTGCTGCCATCGGAACCGGAGTAACTGCATTTCATCCATACTTAGCGGCAGGTAAAAAAGAAAAAGCGGTTAAAATTGAAAAATTATTAGCAGAATTATATCCTGCCAGAAAATTAAGTGATATTAAGTTACAGGCTAGTTTGATGACAAAACAGGATAAAGAAGAATTGTTTGATATGATGGGATTTGATAAAAAACAAAGGAAAGAATATGAATAATTTTTGGACGGTGGGGATTGATGCTGACGGAAAAGTATTTCTAGAAAACGAAAAGGTCAGAGATATCAAACTGTATGTTGAAGGAAAAGAATTTAAATCAGTAGACGAAAAGGCATTGTTTGCTAGTAAATTAGCAAGATCAATCAACGGAACATTGAATGATAGCATTGGTTGAACCCTTGCGTGATGATCTAATGGTGCAACAACAGATCAACAATTCGTGGGAACATATGGTCGGTGTTATCATGCTTAACCAAACAGGTCGTAAACCAGTTAAAATGGCCTTACCAGAATTTCTATATTGGTTTCCTACTCCGTACGCACTATTAAATGCAGATGAAGAATTTGTTAAGAGCATTATTGCTCCTCTCGGTATGGTTAATGTGAGATATAAGAGACTTGTTAGAATGAGTCAAGATTACCTCACATGGGACGGAAATGATGCAACTGATCTGTACGGTATTGGAAAATACGGAAGTGACAGTTACGAAATATTTTTTAAACAGAACTACAATGTAGATCCCACAGATAAAGAATTGAAAAGATACTTAGAAGAAGAAATTAGATAATGCAACTTGCCGAACAACCTTTCAATTGCGTACATTGCGGTAAGAGTTTTATGAAAGAAAAAACTCTATTTGCTCACATGTGCGAGCCTAAACGCAGGGCTATGCAAAAAGACGAAAAACGTGTTCAAACAGGATTTTATGCATTTAATCAATTTTATAAAATTAAACAAGGCGCAAGAAAACAAAAGACCTATGATGAATTTTGCAAAAGCTCCTATTACAATGCATTTGTAAAATTCGGTAGTTTTGTTAATAACGCTATACCGATATATCCAGACAAGTTTGTAGACTTTGTAATTCGAAGTGATGTAAAATTAGATCACTGGTGTCGAGATGAACTGTATGACACCTACTTGTTTGAAATGTTGAAAATTGAACCTGTTGAAAATGCAGTACAAAGAACAATTCAACATATGATGGAATGGGGCGATAGTCAAAGTGCAAATTTTGCACATTACTTCTTATATGTTAACCTTAATCGTGCAGTTAATGATATAAGAAATGGAAGAATTAGTCCTTGGGTGATATTAAATTGTAATAGTGGCAAAGACATGATTAATAAATTTAATGACGAGCAATTAGATATTATTGCTCCTGCATTTGATGTAGCATTCTGGTTAAAGAAATTTAAATCTGTACCTGCAGATGTTGCATTAGTAAAAGAAATATGTAATGAGGCTGGAATAGAATGACGCGATTATCGGGATTTGTAGAAAAAGGTTGGGGACGAGAAAATATTTGGGCCACCAACGATAAGTATTGCGGAAAACTTTTGGAGTTTAATACAGGCGCAAAATTCAGTATGCACTTCCATGCTGAAAAAGATGAAACTTGGTATGTGCTTAGTGGTAAATTTAAAGTTATTTGTATCGATACAAAAAATGCCAGTCAGTATGAGCATTATTTGAATGTAGGTGATGTGTGGCACAATGAACCTCTTCTTCCTCATCAGGTTATTTGCCTTGAAGCAGGTACTATTATTGAAGTGTCTACCCCAGATTCGATAGCAGACAACTATCGAGTATCTAAAGGTGATAGTCAAAAATGAAAATAATGGTTAACGGAACTTTTGACATACTGCACCGAGGACATCTAGACTTATTGCACTATGCAAAAAGTCTTGGAGATTATCTGTTGGTGGCAATTGATACTGATCGACGAGTCAAAGAATTAAAAGGTGATTCTCGACCTATTAATAATCAAAGTGATAGGGCATACATGCTAAGAAGTTTGCGATGTGTTGACTATGTTCAATTATTTGACAGTAAAGAAGAATTAATAAACATTATGCTAACCTATAAACCAACTATCTATGTTAAGGGTAGTGATTGGAAAAAAGATGCTCCATCGACAGCAGAACAATATTGCAAGGAAGTAGTATATTATGACAGAGTCGGATCGTATTCAACCACAAACACCATTCAAAATATTGTTAATTGGGGATAACTGCATCGATGTGTACCAATATGGTACCGTAGATCGTATTAGTCCCGAAGCGCCTATTCCTGTATTTGTTCCAACATATCAAGAATCAAAACCAGGTATGGCTGGAAATGTATATGCTAATCTTGTGACATTAGGTTGTACTGTTAACATACTATGCGGTCATTCAAGTAAAAAAACTAGGTTGATCGATCAACGTAGTAAACAACAAGTTCTTCGAATTGATGAAGATGTTAAATCTACTCCCATAACTTTTGAAACAGAAATTCCAAAAATGTATGATGCTATTGTTATTAGTGATTATTGTAAAGGAGTAGTTACTTATGATATGGTGTATCAATTAATACAAGAGTTTAAAGGACCAATTTTTATTGATACTAAAAAACACGATTTAGCTCAATTTCAAGGTGCTTGGGTCAAGATAAATGAATTAGAACATAGTAAATTAATTAGTGAATGTTCTGGTTTAATTGTTACATTAGGAAGTAAAGGTGCTCGATTATGGGATGAAATTTTTCCAGGAACACCTACTGAAGTTACCGACGTATGCGGAGCAGGAGATACCTTTCTAGCCGCATTGGTTGTCCAATACCTCTATACAAACGACATAAAGAAAGCTATAATGTTTGCTAATATTGCCGCAGGCATAACTGTAAAACATTTAGGAAATTATTCACCATCATACGACGAGATTAGACGTGCCTACTAAATCATATTCATCAACTACATGGATACTATCAGATGGTTCCGTTGTAGAAGATATACCTAATCAAAATCGATGTGCAGATATTTGGAGATTAATTAATCCTATAACACAAGAGCCATCTAACCCAGAAAAAGACGAACCTAAACAATGGATACATACGGATTACTAAATGCCTGATATCGACATAGACTTTGCTGATAGGACAAGAGTGCTTGATATTATCAAACATGTTCCAGCCAGCAGGTTAGAAAATGGAATAATTAAAAAACACAATACAGGGGTTTATTGTCATAAGATACCTGTAAATCCATTAACCGGTTTATCAAATATTGAATACGAAGAAGCGGAAACTCGTGGTTACTTTAAAATAGATTTTTTAAATGTTAGCATCTATAAAGATGTTAAAAATGAAGAACATCTGATCGAACTGTCTACAAAGGAGCCTTTATGGGAACTACTGGAGAACGACGATTTCACGAATTTATTATTTCACATAAACGGGTATGGCGACTTGCTACGGAAGCTGAAGCCGAAGAATATAGAACAACTGGCCGCTTGCCTGGCTTTGATCCGCCCCGCGAAGAGGGCCCTACAAAATCTGACTTGGAACGATATTATGGACCAGATATGGGAGAAACCGACGAATGGTGACTACCATTTTAAAAAGGCTCATGCTATAGCCTATGCCTTAGCGGTAGTTGTTCAAATGAATTTAATTTGTGAAGGCGTTAGCCCCGAGATTTCTTAGTACTTCGAATTAGTTGAATAGATTTACGTTTTACACGTTTTTCGGCAATTTCGGTTAGATTAACAATTGGCCCAAATACTACTTCTACATCTTTGCTGTTAAACGTTTTAATATACGGACGATATATAATCATTTCTGTTTTGAGAAATATACTAATAGGTATCTTGCGATTACTTTCCCACCACCAACTATCTCCTAGCTCTAAAAACATCTGTTTTTCAGCTTCAGACCTAATATCGGCATAGTTGTAGATACTTGTTACATTATCATCTAAATTGATAATAATACCAACATATTCTTCATCTCCTGTTTTAATGCAGGTTATGAATGGAAATTGTTTTTGAAATGAGTCCTTGTCTATCATCTAAATAAATACTTATATGTTGAAATTACCAGTCTATTTATACCCCAATAAACTTGATGTTATATTGGATTTGGATCAAAACCGAGGGATTAACAATACCATGTATCAGCGTGAACTTAAAATACAAAAAGGCATTACTAATACTGTACAGATACAGTTTAAAAATAGCGATCAAAAACCTGTAGATGTTTCCACTGCTACATTTTTCTTTAGTATGATCGATACTATTAGTCAGCAACTAGTTTTAGAAAAACCTCTTACTATTTTAGATGATGGTACTACTCGTACACTAAAAGGACTGGCACAATTACAACTAATCGAAAGTGATACTATTAATTTAGACAGCACATCTTACACTTTTGGTATTAAACAGTTAAATCCTGATGGAAATACATTTAGTCCTACGTATGCAAACACCTATTATGGAATGAGTGGAGTTTTACAAGTTGTTCAAGATCTATTTCCTGTACTTAAACCAAGTCAAGAAGTTCCGCTGGCTACCCGGTTAGCTAATGGAGATCCTAGCCATAATATGTATGATTTTTGGGGAGGCAATGTATATGCTAATCCAGAATTAAAATCAAACACAGGACTGTATACAGCGGCGTTATACCTAAATAATTTTGCAGGAACATATTCAATAGAAGGTACATTAGATAATGAACCAGCACAGCCTGGAAATGCCAATGCAAATTTTGTTACCATTACTTCTGCTACAATTAGTACCAATACCACAGGAATAGTGTATGTAAATTTTAACGGTATATTTAACTATGTTCGTTTTAAATCAACTCCTGCACCAGATGCATTTGCAACCAATTGGTACAGCACTCCACAATTGAATCCTGCTACGCCTACTCAATTCCCTAACGGAAAGATTGACAAAGTTTTATTTAGAAGTTAAACTAACTGTATGAACCTCATACAGGCTACTGTTAATAACTTCTTACCTTCAAAAAGAAAGGCCACTCCTAGCGGATGGACAAGTTTTAATGCAGTCTGTTGTGCCCATAACGGAGAAAATTCCGACACTCGAAAACGTGGAGGAATTATGTTTAGCAATGATGGTTTTCAATATCATTGTTTCAACTGTAATTTTAAAGCAGGCTGGACTCCAGGAAAGTTACTGAGTAAAAATACTAAAAATCTTTTTATTTGGTTAGGCATCCCTCAAAGCGAAATTGCTCAACTAAATCTCTATGCCTTAAAAAGCAAAGAAGATATTCCTAAGCTAGAAAAGTTACTTAATTTTGATATTGAAGATAGGCAACTACCGGAAGATTGTTTATCTATAAAAGAATGGATTGATGCAGGTTGCGAGGACAAAGAATTTATAGCAATTATTCAATATATCTATGATAGAGGATTTTCCTTAGATGATTATCCATGGCATTGGAGTGCGGCCAACGGATATAAAGATAGATTGATAATACCTTTTTATTTTGAAAAAAGAATAGTAGGGTGGACTGGAAGGAAAATCACTAACGGCAAACCAAAATATCTTACAACAACACAACCTGGGTATCTATTCAATCTAGATGCGCAGACTGATGATAGAAAATATGTTATAGTTGTAGAAGGTCAATTTGATGCATTGGCCTGTGACGGCGTTGCTGTTATGCACAATGACCCAAATGAAGTACAAATTGCACGTCTTAATAAATTAGGACGAGAAGTTATTGTTGTTCCTGATCGAGATAAGCCTGGTGCTGTAATGTTAAAAGCCGCACTAGAAAATCATTGGACTGTTAGTTTACCTGATTGGGGAACAGATGTAAAAGATGTTGCCGATGCTATGTTAAGGTATGGTAAAATTTATGTGTTAGCCACAATTTTACAATACCGAGAAACAAACGAGATAAAAATACAACTACTAAAGAAAAAACTAGAGAATATTAATGACAACCAATTATAACGCTGAAATACAAAAATTATATCTTGAAATGTTCCTAAGTGATGCAGAAACATTTGTACGCTGTCAGAATATCTTTGATCCAGAGAATTTTGATAGAAAATTTCAAGAATCTGCAAAGTTTATAAATGAATATGTAGACAAATACAAAGTAATGCCGGAGGTAAGCATTGTTAATAGTGCCACCGAAAGCAACTTTGAATCTGTAACTTTACCTGCACAAAACTATGCGTGGTTGATGGATGAATTTGAAAATTTTAGCAGGCACAAAGGGCTAGAACGAGCTATCCTAAAAGCCGCCGACATGTTAGAAAAGGGAGAATATTCTCCAGTAGAAAAACTGATTAAAGATGCTATTCAAATCAGTTTGAACAAAGATATGGGTACAGATTACTGGGCTGATCCTAGAGCACGTTTGATGAAATTAAAAGATAATAATGGGCAAATTAGCACTGGCTGGCCTACTATTGATAAGAAACTTTATGGTGGATTTAAGCGAGGTGAATTGAATATTTGGTGTGCAGGGTCTGGTGGCGGTAAGTCATTATTTCTAGCTAATCTAGGAGTTAACTTTGCGCTTGCTGGACTTAATGTAATCTACTTTACTTTTGAGTTAAGTGAAGAATTAGTAGGTATGCGGGTAGATAGTATGATCACTGAAATTTCTACAAGAGACATATTCAAACAATTGGATGATGTAGAAATGAAGGTTAAACTCACTGGAAAGAGGGCCGGCGGAATGCAGATAAAATACATGCCTTCCGGCAAAAATTGTAACGATTTGAGGTCATATTTGAAGGAATATGAAGTCAAAACAGGCAAAAAACCCGACATTCTTTTAGTGGACTACTTAGACCTTATGATGCCTCTATCAGTGAAGGTTTCGCCGTCAGATTTGTTTGTTAAAGACAAATATGTATCAGAAGAGTTGCGTAACTTAGCAATGGAAACACAATGCGTAGTTGTTACCGCGGCGCAGTTAAATCGATCAGCGGTTGAAGAAATTGAGTTCGATCACAGTCATATTTCTGGTGGTTTAAGTAAGATTCAAACAGCAGATAACGTAATTGGTATCTTTACATCACGTGCTATGCGTGAACGTGGACGTTATCAAATCCAGTTTATGAAAACACGTAGCAGTTCGGGTGTAGGACAAAAAGTTGATTTAGAATTTGATGTAGATACTTTAAGAATCAAAGACTTGGGAGAAGAAGAAGCTGAACAAAGTTTAAATCAACAGCGTAGTGCGGCAAGTTCAGCATTAATTAACGGACTCAAAAAGACTAGTGTTGTAACATCGACTAATATAGATTCAGAAACTGGTGAAATTGATCCAAATGCAGGAGTAGCAGTTGGTAAACTTAAAGCTGAAACAAGTTCATCTCGTATACGAGATCTATTAAAGAATTTAAATTCTTAAAGCCAATCGCTAACTTTAGCAGTGGCAATAATATCAATTGCCTGCTCCCATTGATCGTCGCCTTTTAAATTAAACACAGAATCTATAGTAGCAGGAGCATCTAACCAACTATGTTTAGTGTTCCAAGGCGGCAATCCTTTGTACTCACCTTCTAATTGACCAGGCGACCAAGCACTTAATCCAACGTAGGTTCTAAATAATCTAGGTCCTTCGCCCCGACTAATTGCGGCTAATACACTAATATCTCCAGTAACTCCTATTTCGCTTGTTATAGGAATAGTTGTCATTCCTTGCCAATCTAACGTATGTAAGATGTGTACTCTTTGTTGTTCTACTGGTCCCCCTGTATAGACTGTATCTGTATACAGATAATCGTTAATACCTGCGCTCTCCATTATTTTATCTAATGTAATTTTAGTGTTTATTTTGTTAACAATTAATCCCCAAGCACCGTCATTCTTGTGTTGGGCAATTAATACAACTGACTTTTCGAAGATACTATCATTAGAACCGCGTGGCGGCATTGCTAATATATGTCCGGTTAAATTTAATGATCCTTGCATACCAATATTTAATCAATAAATATATATCTATGCCAAATATTGATTACAAGTTACACGACCAACTAAACCCTAAAATATGGAATAATTATGTCTTACGGCCTGACGTAAGATTAGCGTCTATGAAAATTGCTTTAGAATTTTATAAATTTTTACAGGTAGATATTAAAATAGTCGATGTTGTTATTTCAGGTAGTCAGGCAAACTATAACTACACCGAACACAGTGATTTAGATCTACATCTTATAGTTGACTACTCGCAAGTACAATGCGAATATCCTGTAGACGAATTGTTTGATACAAAACGATTGTTATGGAAAGAACAACATGACATAACTATACATAATATTCCTGTTGAATTATATGTTGAAGATACTGCTAACCCTGCTGTAAGTTCTTCTTATTCTATTATTAAAGATCAATGGATCGATGAACCAAAGAAGCAAATAAAAAATATAGATAATAACAGGGTTAGATCTGCTACTCAAAAATGGAGTAAGCTAATAAAATTCTCATTACATCACAATGATCTAGGTGTAATTCGAAAAACTAAAGATTTATTAAAAATGTACAGACAATCCGGTTTATCTAGAGAAGGTGAATTCAGTGTGCCTAATTTAGTTTACAAGACTTTAAGAAATGAAGGTTACATTCGTAAATTAATGGATGCAATACGATCTTTACAAGATGCACAATTGAGTATATAATTGTAGCATGAAAACAATATACTTAGATATGGATGGTGTAGTTGCCGATTGGATGACTGGCGCCGCAATAATAGTGGGATATGAAATAGCTGATCCACAGGCCTATTATCCTCCTGAAGATTGGGAAAAAGTAAAACAAAATCAACGCATGTTTCGATATCTTCCAAAGATGAAACACGCAGACGAACTAGTTAAGATAGCACGTAAGTTTAGAGATGATTGTGGTTGGCAATTATTGTTTTTAACTGCTGTCCCTCATTATAATGACATTCATTGGGCGTTCTGGGATAAGATATGGTGGGGTCAAGAACACTATCCAGATATTCCTGTACACTTTGGGCCGTACAGTGGAGACAAATGGAAGCATTGCGTTCCTGGTGACATTCTAGTCGATGATCGTCCTTCTAATATCGAAGAATGGAACAATGCTGGTGGTCGAGGTATAGAAGTAAAATTTGGTGAAGCTGAATACCTTAAAGCATTGGATGAAGTTGCCCAATTACTGTACATTGAACAACTTAAGATTAGAAAATATTAAAAATAATGAACATTAGGGCGAACGTAATAACACTCGTTTTGCTCTAATTTCAAATCCTTCCTGCACTCGCAGAATGTAGTTTTACCTAACCCTAATGCAATACTTAGGCACATGCTTTGACTGCCAATAAACTGTTCTGCACCTGCAATTACCTGAGCGGCCTCTAATATATCCTTGGTAGGGTAATGTTCAATTTTGATACCTAGAGATTTTTCAAACCAAGCATGTTCTTCTGGTTTGCCGATATAGACTGCGGTGTCTGTTAGTCCTCTACGCAGGAATTCTTTCCATACCTTCATTTCTGGATCACAGGCGTATAGATGTCGATTTACTCGATTAACTACAATAGGCTTACCGGGGATCTTGATTGGGTCGGGAACCGTTAACCAAGGTTCTAGCATAAACTCTTTGTAATTTTTATAAAAATCCAAACCTAGATGTGTTGCATAACTATAGGCATAATTACCACCTTGTTTGACAATAGTAAATCCGCATTCTTCAAGACAATAATCAATTTCTTCGTCTTTCCAAACACGCCAACTATTGATGTAGGGTTGTGCTTCTATAAACGATGTAAGAGCATCAAACTGGCCTTGTGTCATTTCGCCTGCATGATCGCCTGCTGATGCTACACCTAACACGCGATGAGCCATACGGTTCATGTCGTGTAATCGGAGATAAAGATCTCCTCCGCCCATGTGTTTTATCATTGCTAGGGAGTATATAAGGTCCCCTAGCGTACCTGAGTGAGAGAATGTTGTCATAGTATCGTAAAGTTTACAATATTTACGATACTATGTCAACTGCTCAATTGATTTTTGAATCAATTAGAAGTTTGTAATATATGATCCAGTGAAATAAATTGTTGCGCCTACTACTAGTTCAGAAACCGGCATTACTGTGCTAGGACCATCTGCGGCTGTTTTATAATATAAAACAGCATATGATTGTATAGATGATATCTGTATTCCGTAAGGCTGATGGGTTTTAAAACCAGAAGCGTTTTGAACAAATATATTTGGGGATGAATTAAGTGGAAGAGAGGGACCTGCAAAAGGTAAATTTATAGTTAAATCACCACTAGCACTTCCAGTAGTGAGTGCAGAGATAATAATATAGCCGTCGATTGTTACCGATCTCCCTACTTTAACATACCAACCTTGAGCAGTAGCACTAGCTGAGCTAAATCCTCCTGAAGATCCTGAAAAACCTGGAGACCAGGTTCCGGTTTCATAATCATTAAAGGTGCTAGTAGTTAAAGCGTGACTATTGGTATTAATAAATTGAACACCGTTGTTAAACGTGATCAAATTAGCCTGATTTGAACTAAATGCCCCAGTAGCACCTTGTGGGCCAGTAGAACCTTGTAGACCAGTTGCACCTGGATTACCTGCTACACTCACTGCCCAAGTTGAAGTAGCTCCGTTACCGCCATAGTTGTATTGATCAACCAATAGGGTAATCCAGTTAGTACCTGTAATTGC